TGTTGGAATAAAAGATTGTGATGATGTAACTCCATTTACATCTAACTTAGTTGCTGGACTTATTGTGCCAATACCCACACGGCTGTTGGTTGCATCGGTGTATAGCAAGTTGGCATCTGTATCTCCCTCAATCCGCACGTTAAAGACTGCACCGATTTCGTTAATCACAAGATTGCTTGTGCCGATAATCATTTTTTCAGTAGACGCACCAGCAGTTGTCGTCTCAAAATGAATCTGTCCACCTTCTGCGCCTGATGTTGGGCTGATAATTGAACCATGAATTAATGCATATTGCTGCTTATTTCCAGCAGAGTCTTCACCATTAAATTCAATTTCACCCAATGTATCAGAGGCCGCTGGGCTTGCTGAATCTCTGTAAAGATCAAGTAATGGTGCGGCAGAGGCTCCTGTATCTGTAGATGTCAGTGTTACATTGGCAAAGTTTCCATCCGAACCGCCCTCAACTCGTTGCCAGACTGCGCCGTTATAGACTATCCAATCACCCAAACCAAAGAATAATTGCACACCACCAAATGTCTGCGTTCCTGCGGTGCTGACCACATAATAGTCACCTTTTGCACCAGTGCCATCCGCCAAGGTTGGTGTGTTTGTCGAGGCATTCCATGTGCCTTTGTAGTTCAAAGCGCCAATTGCGTTTGTGATAGTTGAAATTGTTTTTAACATGGTTTATTCCTCAGAATACAAATTCAATGATAGAGGTTAATGGTGGTGCTTGGCTGAATGTTACATTGCCATTTGCAAATGTGTAAGTATTTTGATTCTGATACACGCCATTGATGTAGATTGCCGTAGGTAATGAACCCAATGGAAAAATTGTCTGTGTGCCTGTGCCTGTGGCGTTTGAAGCCAACGACCCACCACTAAAAGCATTGTCATTCAGCGATGTATAGACCACAGTGCCATTTTTGTTCTGCACTTGGATAGAGTAATCACCGTTGGTGTAGATGCGTGATGGTGTGCCTTGATAGACAGGATAACCACCACTAGTGCGAATAGGCTGTACAGCAGTGATGGTCAGTGCAGAGTTCCAATAGGCAACAATGGGGTTAGTAATTGGGTTCAGGTTGACTGTGCCAATCCAAATATAGCCATCATCAAGAGGCTGACCACTAGCATCAGCAAATGCTGGGAATGGTGGTTCTACTGATAGTGCTGACATTTATTCATTCTCCTGTGTGGCTTGACCAGCTTGGATTGCACTTTGTAAGAACTGGATTCTCGCATCAAGGCTTTTGGGTAACAAGGCGGCATCTGCAAATTTACTGAATGCAGATGATGTGGCAGCTTTTCGTAAACTGGCGGCAGTTTCGCCTTTTGTCGCAGCATCTATTGCGAGACTTTGAAAACTTTCATCTGCAAACAATTTTCCTGCGGCTTTGAGTGCGTCTTTATTGCCTTGGGTGAGCGCACTAGTAACCACCGATGTTGCTGCGGCTGCAATTGGGCCGCTTATTGCGGCTGCTCCAGTCACCATGCCTTTTGCCAAGGTGCTTTCCATGACCTTGCCAATTAAACTTTCAGCTTGCATTCCTTGCAATAATGCTTGATTTGCTTTGCCTGTTGTCAGAACATTGGCCCTTGCCTCTGTGACTCGCTTGGAGACCTCAAATAGGTCTCGCAGTACATCTGCCGAATCTTTGCCCAGCGTATCAACAATGGTCTTATAAACGGGTGGATTTGCACGCAGCTTGGGGTAAATGTCGGCAAATTCGGAAAATCCGAATCCACCTTTCTCAGCGCCCCTAGCAGATCGTGTGACGGATGCCAGTGCGGTGGCCAGCGTTTCTTTGCGTAAATCATCAGGTACTGTTTTTAAGAGACGATTAAATTCTCCAGTGTCACCTTTAGCGGAACTGGTGATCGCTGTTCGCATCTTGTTGGCAACACTGCCCTCAATGTCCTGACCAAATGCATTCACGATACGCTTGCCCAATGCTCGCTCTTTGGCGTACAAAAGATTGGCGGCTCGTAGTTCTTGACGCAATGCTTCACCACCAACATTTCTAACATTCGTAAGTTGATCGTCAGCAAGAGCTGCATATAGACGCTTTAAATCAGCTTCAGCCATACTGCCGTAAGGTGATTCCAATTTATTGATGGCATTTCCAATCAACTGTTTTTCACGCTGCAGCCGACCATAGGTCACATTACCTTCTTCAATCATTTTTGCGAGATTACGTTCTGCTGAAGACATTCCAGCATCTCCAACTTCAGCTTTAACTGCATCAAGAGTTTCACGTAGTTTTGGCAAGCCAACAATAGTGGTCTTTGGGACTTTTTCATCGACTGAGTTATATATTTTTCCAGCAGCAGAATTAAGGTCTAAACGGGTCTTGGTCAATGAGTCTTTAATTTTCTGTGAAACAACTCCAGGCGCGACTGCTCCCTCAACAAATGTGGCATCAAACTGCTTTATGACATCGTCTGCCTTGTCAACAGCTTGGGTTACTGTATTACGCCATGCGGCTTCTGCTTCACCGCCAGCAACAGAACGGGTCAATCCTGCCGCCGCCCTTACTTGCGGATTATCACTGAACACATCAGCAGGCAACTGAATTCCAAGACGGTCTGCGGCTTCTTTTGCCGCCACATTGACTTGTGCCAAATCAGCCAATCTGTCCCTTGCCGCAGTCGAACCAAAGCCAGTACCTGATGCTTTTTTAACCAAAGTGCCGACTTCCTCTTCGGTAATTTCAATGGCTGGTGCTACGGCTGGAGCAGGAGGTGGAGTTATCACTTCCTCAACAGCTTGAACTACCGCAGGGCCTTCAGGTGCTAATGCCGTACCCATCGGCGCACCAGCTTGCATTTGTGGCTCTACCCTTGGAGCTGGTGTTGGGCGTTGCACCGCCTTTTTAACAGCAGCAACCACTGGTGGTGCAGCTCTCTGAATAACTTGCCCTAATGGGCCTGTGGCGGTTGCTAAACCAATTTCTGTCGGGCTAATCTCTCCACCAGTAGCAGCTTGCGTTGCCTCAATCCCTGCTTGGGTTAATCCTGCTTTTCCAGCCGCACCAGCGATGGTGGTCGCCCTGCCTGCTGGGGTAAATGCTAACAATCCGCCGATGGCTCTGGGTATATCGCCAGCAGTAAATCCAGGTGGTATTGCATATTCTTTTTGGTCAACACTTGAACGCAGAATAAAGTTTCCTTTTGCATCCTGACGTACCCCAAGTTGCGGAAAATTGGACTGCAAAATTTGAACAGTTTCCGCAGGATTTGACAGTAAGGTTCCGAGCGCAGATTTAAAACTTGAAAGACTCATTTGATTGAGTTCAGGCATTCCAGTCCATTCAGGCAATGTTTGTGTCTCTGGTGTAGCGCGAGCACGACCAGTTACTGATTCTGCTATGCCTTCAAAAAAACCCATTGGCTTTGGTTGTGATGCCGCCCATTGTTCAGGTGACATGGAGGCCGCAGTAGGTGCTGTGGCCCTAGGTGCTGGAGCAGATACTGCTGGCGCAGCCTGACTAGTCTGGGATGCCAACCATTCTTCAGGACTCATTTTGCCCCCATGGATTGCTTGTATGCGCTCCACTGAGCATCAGTAAAGTTCGCAGGGCGTGTATAGGTCTGGCTGCCAACTTTTACACTTTCAACCGCTTCAGGTAAAGGCTGCACATTTTCTAAAAACATTCTTGCAGTAGGGCTATCTGCGGATGCAGATGAAAGCAATTTCTTGCTTTGTTGATATTGTGCTTTTGCTGCCCTGTCAGCAACATCAAATATTTTGTTGAGTTCTGATTTAGTGAAGTCAATATCGCCACTTCTAGCCTTAATTAGCAATCGTTGCTCCCCTTCTGTGATTGCGCCCTGACCTGTGAGCATTGATCGTGATTTCAAAGCCATCTCAGAAAGGCCCTGAATCACTTCACGGGTAGCTTCTATGGCTTTATCTCCAGTGAATCCTACTGCGTTGGCAAGTCTTAACCCGCTAAGACGCTGCTCTGCAAATGGGCCAGTAATTGCTTTATCAAGCGCAGACCTATATCTAGGCAAATCTTGAAGTTGTGAAACGGCTGAATTCGCTTGGTTATATAAATCTGGAACCAGTTTTCCAAGTTCAGATGCTGCTGTTTTATCTAAATTCTGAACGCTGACATTGGTCACTGCTGCTGGTGGTTTCTTAAGAATCTGTAAGTTTTGGAAAACCCTTTGGTCTTCTGGGCTTAAATTCTTAAAGTCAATCGCCTCTTGAACGCTTGGTGCTAATTTTTCCTTACTTAGTTTTGCAAGATTTGCCTCTGCTGTTGGGCGTGCAAATTCTGCCTGAACACCTTTTTCTATTGCTTCAGCTTCTAATTTTTCTAATGTTGGCTTGAATTCTTGCACTTCTCTTTTTTCTTTGGTTAGCTTTAAAAGATTTTCTAGAGCTTCTTTGCCACCAGGAATAAAAGTCATCTGCGATGCAAACAAGTTACCCACATTGTCAGGTTGGCTTCTTGCAAGTTCTGCCATTTGCCGTAGGTATTGCGCTTCATTAGAATCGCCACTATTTTGTGCGGCCTCGGCTTGGCGCATTAACAACATAGAGGCTTGCTCTGGACTCCCTGTTTTGAGTGCAAAAGCAACCCCACCGATTTGTTTAAGTGTGTTTTGGTTTTGACGGGTATCTCTGCCTTCTAAAACTTTGCGGATGTTTTCAGCTTGGTCTTTGCCGCTTAGAAGCATGAGGTTTTCATAATCAGATGCGGTGGCATTGGGGCTTTGGATACGTGCAAATGCCTGTTGGTATTGCTCTTGTGAGCGTTTTTGCTGCTCTGCAAGCATTTGGCGCTGCTCTACTTCTGCCAAGCCCATGCCAAACTTCAATCCCGATAAGCCTGCTGCAAATGGGTCTAATGGTGTGTAGTCTATTGGTTGAGCCATAATTAAAACTCCAAAGAACCCATATATTCACCTGATGCTAGGTTTATTGGTTGGCTTATTGTTGGGGTTCCTCTGAAAATAGAACCTAAATCCACACCAGCACCTTGAAGCGCACCAAAACCACCCACAACACCTTGGGTCAGCGCTCTTTGCTGTGCAAGTTGTGACGCTGCTTGGGCACTTCCCTGTTGTCCTAATAGACCTGAAATATTGGCGGCTGTTTGTTGACCAGCAGCGGCTTGGCGTGTCGCCGATGCCTGTCCAAGCCCTGCTAATCCGGCTAGTGTGGTTTGCCCCGTTGCCGAAAGTCCACCCAGCCTACCGTATTGCTGTTCAATCAAACCACTCAACAATTGAGGCCTGAATTGTGCGAGTGCAGCCTGTATATTTCCGCCTCTCAATCCACCCGTTGCGGATGCCCTTTGCAATAGTGCTTCTTCGCCTTGGCGTGCAAGCGCTTGGAATGTTTCACCACCGCTTATTCTTGATATGGCTTCACGTTCTGCTTGTGGGCCTCTTAATCCTAAGAGTGCCTGTTGTTGCTCGAGTGCAGGTGCACCTGCCTCGGCATAGGGTGCAAGACCTTGAACCGCAGTTAAGCCAACCTGCGTGTAAGGTTGCAGAATACGGGTGAATTCTTCAAACTGCCTGCGCTGTTCATCCATTCCACCCTGTGCGGCAGCTACTTGTGTTTGACCTGCTTGAGCCGCTGCTTGACCGCCCTCTAATGCACCGCCAAGGGCCGCACCAATAGAAGCCCCAATTGGGCCGCCACCAATTACAGCACCTGCAACGCCGCCTAAAACACTAAGAAGTCCCATGTCAACACCTCAATTTCTTGGATGCCGCTGGTAGCACTTTTCTCAGCGGTTTGATTTTCGCACAGATTTGGTCAATCTTCATAGCCTTCCCAAGCCTGACAAACCCGCATATCGTTACAGATAAAGTTCAGTTTTTCACAGTGACCCCTGAACCCTGCGCCCTTGTCATAAGCCGCCATTGGGATGCGTTCAATCTTGACTTGAGCCATAAAGCTGTTGTCGTAGTATTCGCAGTTCGAGCAATGTTTGCGCCGTGCGTCTTTTTCATCGCACTGCATAGCCTCTGCAAGTGCTACATAAAAAGGCTTATTTGCACCTGGCTCATTGGTTGGCATTTCGGGGCCATAGTTCCAATCAGCCACCGCAACGGCATAGTTCTTTTTATTCTCTGCGTTGGTCAAAAACTCTTCTTCCATCGGCAAGCCATTAAAGCCCCGTGGGATAACCATAAATTCTTTCATGCTGTGCTCCTTAAGTGATTTCACGCCCTGATGCGCGAATGGTGAGTGATGTGGCCGCGCTTGCAATTGTGGAAATAAAACTGCCTGGCTCTAATGCCTGACCTACTAGCTCGGGAAAAGTATAAGTCTCATCTGGGGCAATGCTTCGTGTGTCCACAATCAAATTGGTAGTTCCTGCTGTGCCGCCACTAGTCACTAAGTTCACGCTGATCGTCACATTGCCTGCCGTGGTGTTGGTGGCTGTGAACTTGTCAATGATCGCCTTACAGTTCACAGCGGTGTACTGCGTTGTCTGTGTGCCTTCAGCTTGTTTGGGTGGTATCAGTACCTTGATTGTTACAGTCATTTCTTACTCCTTATGTGGCTTCGCCACCACTTGCAATGATTGTCAGGCCAGTGGATGCCGCTTGAATTTGAATAGTGTCACCTGCGTTCAATACCTCAATGCCGTTGTATTGCAAAGCATTACTGGCTGGCACAGGCACATCGTATAGGAAAGCATTTCCAGTTCCAGCAGAGCCTGCAGATGGAACTAAAAACACTCTCACATTGATGGCGGCTGCCGTTGTATTTGCAATGCTGAATTCTTTGAGTAGCGTTCTAGTTGAGGCTGGTACTGTATAAAGTGTAGTCACACCAGTGGTGATGGCGGCTTGGCCTAATTTAGCAGGGGTAATTACATCGAAAGCCATGTCAGCACCTGATTTGATCGTACCCGTGGAGTTTGGTTTGCATACGGCAAGATGCCATTTACATCGTGCTCCAGCTCGATATTATTACGCACGGGGGCAAGTGCAAGCAAATCCAATGCTTGAGCCAATCTTGGAATGGCATCTAAGGTCTGCTGTATTTTGGCATTGAGGACAGCATCATCGACTGCTGTGTCCTGTGCCAATGCACTTAATTGTGCCAATGCTTCGTTTGCTGTTGCCGCTGCCGTATCTGCCTGATATTCAAAGTCAGTCCCGACAATAACTTGCAAGGTATCAACAGTAGAAAACAACAATTCAAACTGTCTAATCTGTTGCTGATCGGTCAGAAACTCCGCAAGCTGGTCACGGGTCAAGTTTAGTCTGCGGGAAACTGGTGCGGTTGCCATCAGTACGCCAATGCTTCAATCTGTGCCTCTAGGCGCACATAGGACACATGGGCATCACTATCCCCACGGAAACGCTGAATGCGCCAGTTCCTCATATGCCCCTGCTGAAACCAAGCCAAACGCTTTTGACGGTTGCCAATAGTGCCAACAGATATAAACTTTTCCTGTGAATAACTTTGCCCATCTAGTGAATAACTTGTGCTGATTTTTGGGTTTTTGCCGAGCACAACGCTACCCGTCAGGCTGACCAATTCCATCTCGTTAAAGATTGCGCCGTTACCTTCGTTGTACACAATCAGCGTGCCAAATTCCCAGCGCACTTGTTGTCCCCAATGGCTTCCAATGTCCTGCACTAAATAGCCAATACTGCTGGACTGCGGGTCACCAACCATCCATTTGTCGTATATCCACACCAAGTTTCTCGCTCGGTATTGTGCAAATCCATCTATAGTTGTGGTCAGCGTGAACCAGACAGGAGTTTCTAACGCCTGAGATGCTGATGCGTCATAAACTATCGTGCGGTCAGGCAAATGCACATAAAGATGTTGATGGTTCTTGTCGTTTCTGGCCTCTAATTTAACCAAGGTCAATTGCGCTTCAGTGTATTCAAGCAAAAGATTGTCGATTTCCTGAGTGCTTAGCTTCTGAGTTGTTGCGGCTGCACCAACATAGATGGATGGAGCCTCATTTCGACCACCACCTAAAAAAGCAATTCGGTCAATGAAAATACAGCAAGCCTGTGTGCCAAGTACGCCCTTTTGGACTTGTGCTCCATCAATTCGTGCAAATGGGAATACTTCACCGCCCACGTTATCGAATACCTCAATGGTATTGCTATTAAGAGCATACACTTCGTTTCTCAACTTGATGAGTGCTACCACAGGGTCTGGGTCAACCTCTGAGCTTCCGTATTTCAAAGGGTTGACTTGAGTCGGGTCTGTCAACTCGGTGACTACTAAATTTGCTCCATCTGTGGTCATGAAATATCCATCCACCCAGCAAAAGTCGAGCACCACACCAAGGTCAGGGTCAGTCACTTGTCGCAGAATTGGTGCAGTTGGATTCCACACCAATGTTGCTGGCGTATTAACTGGAATCCAATAATAAAGACGACCACCAGAAGCAATCGCAAGCACATCAAAACTGTAGTCCATCGTCACCAGTTGATCTGTTGGCCCACCCACATCACCCAACACGGTTACTGTGCCTGCACTGTCAATTTCCACCAACTTTGTACCCATCACTCGATATAAGTTGCCTTGCCAGTTGATGCCACCACGGTCAACTCCTGGCCCTGTACCATTGGACACAATGCCATCGCCAGGTCGCAGAAACCCATTGCTGATGCCTGATTGCTTTGGCACAGGCACAAGATTCACTGGGTAGCTTGTACGCAATTCAGGGGTGCTGTCGGTGTAGATACCGTTCAGAATGGGTATCTGCATCACTTGGCCTTGTTGCGTTCAGAGATGCGTTTTGCTTTGGCTTTGGCATCTGCTTTTGATGATGCTCCCCAAGCCCTCAGACTTAACAACAATCGAGTGGGTTCACCATCCTTGTATTCAGGGCCAGCGTTGCCAGCCATGCGAGCCAAGAACGATGCCCTGCGAGGATTGTCACCAGACTTTACTGGTGGTTTGAGGTTCATGCCCTCGGCCTTTGCCGCAGCCCTTCCTTTGGCGTTCAAGCCGCCTTTAGGGTTTTGTCCTTCCTTGCGTGCGTAGGCTGGTGTTTTCATTTGAACCCCTTGATCTTTTCAGCAATCTTTTTGGGCTGCTTGGCAAACTGCTTCCCTGCTTTAGTAGCCTCACGTTTTGCCCTTGTGGTTGCCGCATACTCAGCCGCACTCAGTGCCTTAATCGCCTTCTCAGGCAGATATCTCTCGCCTGTTTCAGATGATGGCTTTCCTGACTTGGTGCGCCAATTTTGGCTTGACCAATCTTTGAGGCTTTTTTGCGTAGCTTTCATCGGTAGCCTCCGCCCTTCGCCTTATATTCTTTTGCCAACATTTGCGCTTTTCTGGCTGACCATTCGTTAGGCTCACCGCCCTTTGTCCCTGCTTTGATTTTCTCAAATAATGCTTTCCGCATAGTTGGCTTCGTGTAGTTGCCAGCCGCATTGACAGAGGACTTGGGTTTGGATGCCATTACGCAACAACCGCACCACGGAATCCGACAACCCACCAATCAGTACCAGCAAACTGGAGCGTTACAGAATCTCCAACAGTATTAAAGGTGATTGTGGTGGCGCTTCCAAGATTGGTTGGAGTCAAAATACCAGTATCACCACCAGCCGCTTCTGCAACATAAATAATTGTTTTAAGTTGCCCTTGTGCACCATCAGCAAGAGTTAATGCATTACCAGTAGCAGTTGAAGTAAAAGCAGTGGCAAGGCTTGTGATGTTTACAGCACCTGAACCACTCAATGACTGAACTGTTGCTGATGCTCCAGTGCCTCCATTGGCAACTGGCAGAGCGCCTGTCACGCCTGTTGTAAGTGGCAATCCAGTGCAATTGGTCAATGTTCCTGAAGTTGGCGTTCCAAGAATCGGAGTGACCATCACCATGCTTGTAGATGTGCAAGCAGAAATATTGCCACTTGTGACTGTTCCAAGAACAGGGGTGACAAAGGTTGGGCTGGTGTTAAATACCAATAGACCCGTCCCTGTCTCATCGGTCATTGCCGCACGCAAATTGGCACTTGATGGGGTTGCCAAGAAATTTTGTACGCCAGCCGCATAAACTACATCAGAAATAATCTGATACCACGAATTTGTAGGCTGATAGAAACGAATCGCTGTTGCCGCGCCAGCCGCTAATGATGTCACTGCGCCATAAATAGCGGTCGCACCATTTAGGGCAATCGTCAACGATGTGATCTCTTGTGTGGTGGTAATCAGAACCGTTGTGCCATCGGGTACACCAGTGTTCAAAGGCAGGGTAATCGTTCCTGTTGCCAGTGTTCCAGCGGGTTGCAACAGCATCCATTGATCTTGACTGACAGGAGTTGGCACAGTGATATTGAAACCCGAACCTGGCACATAAAGATTTGTAGCCAGAGTAGGCGATGCAAAACTTTGCTGAAAAAACGTCAGCAAACTGCCAATCGAGGTACGCCGTGCATCCCCATTGTTGGGCGAGTAAACTGGTAACTGATCTCCGCTTGAAATTGTGCTGAGAACGGGTAATTGATTGATTTGCGGCATGACTGTCCTTTAGTTGTATTCGATAGGGCCATCAGGCCCAGCATCCACTGGGAAATAAGGCGGTCTGACAAACGGATTGTCGTAAACCCTCCAAGGCTTGTTGCCAGCACCTGCTGGTGTGGTGGAGGGCAGTTGTTTTTCCAGAGGGAATGTGGCTCTTTGCAGCAAGATATCGTAACCCTGCTTGGCAGTGGTCTTTGTCTCAATCATCACCTGCTTGCCATAACTTGGCGCAAGCCTGATGCCTAAACTGCAAATTATGGCTTCGTAAGCTGAATCAGGCACAAGGGTTTCTTCATCTAAGTCGCTGTCCTGTGGGCTGGATGGCAACGGATACCCTAAACGGATGCCCTTTGCGTTCCAATCAGACATCATGGCATCAAGGCGGCGCAAGGCAGATTCAAGCTGCTCGGGCTGCATATCAAAGACGTAAGAGGCCAGCCCGATTTCTTCGAGTGCGGCGGTTACGAATTGGCGTTTTGTGTAGCCCATGCGAAATCCTCAATGTGTTTTAGTAGTGTCGCATCTGACCAGCGTTTGTCAACCTTCATCCCAATGGCTTCAGCTTGCTGCAGCATTTCCTCACGATTTGGTGGGTTGTCCTCAATAGAAGTTTCCTCAATAGGGGCTTCAATGACTTTAGGAACATCAACCACTTCACGAATCCTCTTGCCAATTGGGGATGGATGCACCTGTTTTGTTGCTTTACGCTCTACTGCTTGCGCTTTTTTTAATTTGCGCTTTTGCAGCCGCACCTCCCGCCACGGGGCGAGAGTTTTGCTTTTAACAATTGCGGCTGACTTTATCATTTCATTTTTTTCATGGGTGCTTTGCTAGGCTTGCCAGCGGCTTTTGCCGACTTGCTTGCCATGCCAAGTGCCATCGCCACGGCTTGCTTTTGGGGCTTGCCTGATTTCATTTCCATTTTGATATTTTTGGAAATGGTCTTATCTGAGTAACCTTTTGCCATTGGCATGATGTGCTCCTAATTAAAACAGGCCAACATCTCTGCTGGCCTGTCTGTTTTACATGATGCGGTAAACCACAAATGTGTTTGCAGCAGTCTTGCGGATGCGGAAACGTGCCGCAGCGCCAGCTCCAGCACCTGTCGCAGGAGAACCCACAATGGTCACGCCTGTGTTGACCGTCAAGGTCAAAGCAAACGCAGCCAAGGTGATAACGCTGAAGTCAAACGAATCATCAATTGCAAATACGGTTGCCGCCTCAAGTGCAGCAGCAGTAGGCAACTGGATGTTGCGGCTAGCTGTTGGCGTTGCTGTGATGATGCTGGTCAACAGGTTAGCCGCAGTCATAGCCATCGAGCCGCCATCAGCAATGTCGGCTGGAGCAGGTTGAGACTGCCAGTTGCCATCGTTACCGATTGCAGGTGATGTTCCAGTGCTATATAAAGCACCAGATGCACCAGCTTGAATAGTCACGACAGTAGCATTGGTGAATGCGGGTGACACATAAGTGGTGTTTTCAACAACAGACAACAGGTCTTGTGAATCAGGAAAGTTGGGATAACCAACTTCTTGAAACACGCTTGCTGGTGAAAAGGCTTGAACAGCGATTTTCTGACCAGCAGGCACTGTAACGGTGGCTGTACCTTGTGTAAAGATTACTTGATAACTCATGATTTACTCCTTAAGGTGTTTGGTTGAACAACAGGATGCCTGACATCTCTGGCTGTTTGTTGACCACGCCAAACAATGTATCCAAACGATACTTGGTTTTCATGGTGTTTACATCGTATTGCTTCTGCATCACAAGCTCGATGCCCTGATCGGTGGAGGCACGCATCACTGCGACACCAGCATCAGACGGGACAGCGTAACGACCTGGCAGAATCTCCAACGCATCTTTCTGCCAGAAGCAGTTGATAGGAGCAGCATCAACGTTCAAGCGGTTGATAGTGCGACCAGAGGCGGCAGTCACGATACAGTTTTGATACTGCAACTCGGCATCAGTTCCACCTTGTGCGGAAATGATAGGAGGTGTGATCACGCAAGTGGTTGCATTGGTCACAGACACCACACGGAAAGTCTTGGAGAAACCAGTACCTTGCTTGGTGATGTGATGGACAGCTTCAACGCCTTCAATCTCTATGGCAGTGCCAGCAGGCAAGTTGGTAGTGTCAGACACGGTGATCGTTTGGAAACGATTGTCCACGTTCTGAGTCTCACCAGTTACAGCAGTTGAGGTGGCAAGAGGCACATAGTAGTTATTTGCCGCAGCCAAAGTGCTCATTGTGGGGTCAGCACCAGTTGCCGCTGCAATGCGGTTTGCATAGTCGAGTTTGTAGGTCTCAAAGCCAGCAACCATACCCACATAAGAACGCTCAAACGCATTGTTTGACTTGTTACCAGCGAAACTACGTGACACGGATGCGCCACCAGTACCACCAGCAATATTGCCAGCAATACCGTTGTAGTCACGTGAGGACAAAGCCAAATAACGGTCAAAGGCTTGCACACCTTGTTCGTTCATGATGCTGTCGCACAAAGCGATGTCATCATAGTCACCAGCGGCTGTGCTGACAGTGACCACTAACGAACCGAGGTTTGCGGCAGTGTTCATGATGGCGATGTTGATGTCGGAGGCCAGTTTCTGCTTTGCAGCATCACCCAAGCGACCTTCTTGCAAAGCATCACGCAATTCCAGCGCATCCAAGATGAACGGCACAGACTTTTGAAAGCCCAATGTCGCAGGGACGGAAAGCTGGGTGTAAGCGGTGAAGTTACCAGTCTGATCCATACCATCGTACGATTGTGCAATGTAGGGCTGTGGACGGTAAATCACGTTGTTGGTTCGCTCCATCATCGAGCCATCAGTGTTGTAGATGGACACGTTGCGGGACAATACTAAAGCATCGTTAAAGCCTTCGAGGATGTCCTCGAACGCAACGCGCTCCTCTTTTGAAAAACTATTGCTCATAATAAGCTCCTATTAAATTATTTAGATGCTGATCGTTTCTGCGCCTTGTACTGAATGACTTTAGTCATGTTGCCAGTACGAGCCGCTTCTTCTCTCAGCCGTTCAAGGGTTGAATCCACTGCACCCGATGACCGCCCAGTTCCTGTAACGATTCTCTCAGGTGCAGGCGCTTGCCTACGGTTTGAAACTTTCAATTCCTTCTCCAGTTTTGCTACCGCAAAGGCAAACTTTACGGGGTCTTTGATTTCAGCCAACTCTTTTGCCTTGGCAGGGTTTTTTCCAAGTGCGTAAACGACCAGTGCAGGGTTTTCTGCACCTTGAAGCACCACGCCTTGCTGGACTACGCTTAAAAGCTGCTGTGCAACTTCTTCAGCGTCTTCATAGTCTTTAACTCTCAACTCGGCTTTCGCCTTGCTGTAGCCATCCAGCTTTGACTGCCACGCTTTCTGCTGATTCATAACTTCAGCTTCTTGCTTGGCATTTGCTTCATCAGCTTGGCGCTTGCGCTCAAACCAATCAGCTAGTGATGCCTCAAATCTCTCAGCGTCATAATCGTGTTCTTCTAGCGTTGGCTTTTTACCTAATGCGATTGGCTTGTTCTCAATCTGCGTTGTTTGTAGCCTTGCTTCCAGCTCACGAATGCGGCGCTCTTTTTCACGGTTCGTTTTACGCAACTCTTTTACCCATTCAGGCGCAGGAGTATGTTCTTCGGGAGGCGGCGCTTCCTCACCAATGCTGACAACGACTTCTTCGGTATCTTCAACTTCATCAACGGGTTCGCTGACTTCGATTTCTTCTACCTCGATTTCATTGTCCTCAATATCTGCCTTTTCATTCATCTTTGACCCCATTCAACTCACCCATGTTTGAACGGCTGGGTGGATGCCGTTAATTACATTTTGATACTTTTATTGTCATCTGACAACTGGCTGTATTTCTTGGCCTTGTATTAACTGCTGAATTGCCTCTGCATTTGTAAGTGCAATGTTTTGTGCAGTTTCATCAACTTTGCCCAAAGTTTGCAATGTTTGAGCACGTTTCAATTCTGCTGTGGCAACAGTCTCAACCGTATCGGCTCTAGCCTTGGCTGCTTTAGCAATTGCTTCTTCAGCAGCAGCTTGCAGGAATATGGCATTCGGGTCTTGCGTTTGGCCTTGCATTTCAGCCATCAACTGTTCGGCCTCTTGGTCAGTTGGCTTGACCACTCCCATCCGCAGGAGTTTCTTGCGGAAGTAGGCATTGGCATCCCCAACGCCTTCGCCTTCCATATTCATCATCGCCATTGCAGTCAAAACTTGCGCAGTCTCAGGGTCGCTTGTGATCTGAAGCATCCCTGTCAATGCCCTAACAGTTGCCGCCCGTTTGCTACTGGACGATGGGCCAACCTCTGCAACCACATCAAATGTGGCATTTGATAGGTCATTTGCCATCACTACTGCACCAGTTTCGGTGTCAATAGTTGGCTGCATTAACTCAACCACCCCTGCCTCACCAGTAGGCGCAATGGTTTTCATTTTGCGCTTGTCTTCGGTATATATCTCTTTTGCCATGCCAAGCCATATCTCACCACAGCGCTTCATTCCCTTGGCAAAGTTGCTCATGTAAATATAGGTCTGCATATCCACACGGGTTTGAATCATCTCAACAGCTTTCCCTGATACACCTGAAACGATCTTGTCAGCACCTTGCGGGTTGCCCAAAATGTCCTGCATATCCTGTTCAGTAATCTGCAATAGTGCCGCCATTGCGGGTGGTATGGCTGCCGAGCGTGTGTAAGCCACGGGGCCTGAAATGCTTTGGCTTCCGTCAGGCCCAGTAATCGGGTTAACGAGCAGATAAGGGTAATCCCTTAGGTTGTCTTCTGCCCACATTAACTGATGACCTGCCACCTGCTCAGGTGTAAGAATGGGTTTTTCGATGCTGGACAGTGCGCTTATCTCGCCCAACTTGGAGAGTTGCATATTCTTCAGGCGTTGTGCATCTTTAGCCAAACGCACCGCACCCATGCAACGCTCGATGTTGTCCACAAACCAACGCTTGCCGTATACCACCACAATCGGGATGTTTTTGCCTGCAATGTAGCCTGCATCTTCCAAAACCTTGCCGCCACTCATGATGTATTTGCGTACACGCATACGCTTGATGCGCTTTTGACGCACTTCCCTTGTGCCGACAGCCATGAGGGTTTCTTCTAGGCTTTCATCGTTTGCAAAGTCCTGCTGGGTGTAGCGTTCCTCTGAACCGTCAATGGCCTCAAATATGCGGATGACTTCGGTTTTTTCCTCAACTTTGTAGTACTCAGCCACAAACACCACATCAGGCGTTGCCCAATCAAATTCGTATTGGTGAATGATCTTGGGCCAATCAGTCGGGTCATCGTTGTAGATTTCCTTGTAGCTTTCACGGGTCATGCTTGTGACTACAAAGGCATATTTAGCGTCAGACTTGTCCTGGCGCTTGGCGTTCAGGTCAAAGAATACACTTGAGTCAGCATCAAAGATTGGCTCGAATCTGATGCGCTGGCGCTCATTCTCAGGGTCTTCTTCGTCTTCGTAAACAGTACGCAGCCGCCACGCACCAATGCCACCACCTACAGCTTCCTCAAATGCATTGTCGTAGGCTTCATCAGCCACCGATGCTTGCTCATCAGCACGGTAAAGACCATCGCAAACTTCAGCCAACTTGTCATTGTCTGCGCCATCTTTGCTTACATAATCGACTGTAATTCGGTTGTTACGGTATTCGTTGACGATGCGAATGACCGCCAACATGATTTTGTTAACCTCAAATTTGGGCTTGTTTTCATACTGATCCCACAGTGGGCCTTCCCATTGACTGCCGCAAAGTGAGTAAAACCTACGGTCTTGCAAACATTGCAAGCGCTCATCACGTAGCGCAGTTTGGATGTCGTTAAACTGCCGCAGTGCTTCAGAGTGCAGATTTGCAAGGCGTTGGTCGTTAGGTATGCGTGCCATAGTTGTCCTTCATTATCTACCAGCGTTTGACGTTGGGCAATGGCGTAAATATAGCTTGTTTGGTGACTGCTGCACGCCTTACGCCTTCGCAGGCATATCTCAAAGCATCAATTACATGGTTCTTCTTATCCTCAAGCACTGGCAGAATTCGACCAGTAAGTGGGTCTGATTTGTAGCTGTACAGGCTCAACTCGTCAATAGTGTGTGTGCAGCGAGGGTGAACCACGATGTCGTAGTTCTTCAAAAACTCAATGCCTTCCTCAACTGATTTTGGGCCTTTAACCGCTGTCATGATTTTGGGAAAACCGTTTCGCTTCATGTGGCTGATGGTCTCGGGTCGGGCTGAGTCTGCCACGATAGGCCACTTCTCAGCGTCTGGCACTTGCATGAATAACTCAGGCGTGTTCACAATCTCGCAGCCGACCATGTAGGCTTCATAGTCAATGTAAAGAGTGCGCCCGATAATATGGCAGCGCACCAAAACTGTCGGGTCAACTGCAAAGCCCCAGTCTGCACCTAGTCGGTGAACAGCATCGCTAGGTGCTTCAAACTCGTCAATCTTCCAGTTCCTGAATACTCTGCTGCTGCTGTTTTGCAGGTATTGCCCCATCCAAACGTGCTGATATTTGTCAGGGTCTCGCCGTTTGTCGTATTCCATTTCCTCCCGTAAGACTTCGGGAAACCAAGGGTTTTCACCAAAGTTGACTTTAATGACGGTTGCGCTGGCTGGAGGCTCTGGCCCACGCAATAGAAAATCTACAGGATCGGATTGCTGCCTTGGATTCCATGTAAACCATAATTCACTATTTGGCTTACGAATTGTTGGTCTTAGCAGGTCAAGGCTGGTTTGACTCAGGCTTTGGGCTTCCTCAACCCATGCGCAGTCATAACCTTCCAGCGACTTAATGCTGTCTGCTGTATGGTTTTGCATACCCTGAAAGATAATCGCCCCGTCGCCTTTTTTGGACTTGATTACAGAATCCTGCACTTCAAAGTATGCGCCAGCGTTCATGCCCTCGATCTTGGTCTCAAGCAGCCGCTTGACCGATTGATTCAGAGATTTTTGGATTTCACGGACACAAACGCTTCTGCGGCGCTGGTCGATGATGTGTTCTTCAATCATCATCTCAGCAAAAAGATGCGACTTTCCTGAACCTCGCCCACCCCAAGCACCTTTGTAACGTGAGGACTGCAACAAAGGTAAAGCCCACTCAGGTGTTTGAAGCTGGAGTGTGTTAAGCATTCTTAACAATAACCCGTTCAATCTTTTGGATTGTCAATGGATTTTCGGGGTCGCCGCTTAATTCCAACTTGTCTCCATATTTCTTAGGGGCAAGTTTTGATAAAAGCCATTTGCGAGAATCAACTTGAAGTTTATGCTTTTGCACAGCCGCCCAATCTTTTTTGTCGCCCACAATATCAACGTCTTGGTCGCTAATATCCATGATCTCTTGGGCTATGTATTCGATTAAATCTTCTCGCGCACGCGCATATTCTACGGCTAGAGTTTTATCATCATTCAACCAATCGTTAAAAGTGCTTTGATGAACACCTGCCGCCTTGCATGATTTTAATGCGCTCAATCCGTTTCTCATGCCTTTAAAGACCTCTGCGGCTATCTTGGCTCTATCTGGACTTCCTATCTTAGTTTTCATGCTTCCCCCCAAAAAAATGGGAGCATCAGCCCCCAAAAGCTGGCAACTGCATTTGTCAGCATATTCATTTTACTGAGGTAATGGCACATCTGCAGGCCATAACCCACGCTTGCACAATAAAAAAACTGTGGCTCTATGGGCGTTGTTCCACATGATCTGACGTTCTAGCTTGTTTAAATCTTTGCCTTGGTCAATCTCATAGTGACAGTTTAGGCATAGCGCCGCTACTAAGTTGTCGTCTGCTTTCACGCCTCGCCCCTTGCCGCCGCCCCAATTGCTGTGTGCTGCCTGCACCATGTGTTCTGTACCGCAATGCTGGCAAGGTAGCTCAGTCACCAGCTTAAGCAGCTTTCTGCTTCGGACGTATTGGTGTTTGGGAATCATAGAAAACTTACCTGTTCTTGTTTTTGTGGCTCGGGTTCAAACAGTTGGCCTTGTGCCACGGCTTGTTCTATGCGCTTGCAAGCAATGTCAAAATATTTAGGCTCGCGCTCGATGCCGATGAACTTGCGGCCAAGCTGAATGGCGGCGACGCCTGTGGTGCCACTGCCCATGAAAGGATCAAGGATGGTTTCAGGAATGCCAGCTACTTGCTGAATGCACCAACCCATAACCCCAACTGGTTTTTCAGTTGGATGACTTCTTAGATTCCACCCGCCTACAGCGCGAGACATTTCGCCTTTGCGAATAAAACCATTCCAAGCCCACACAATGCGTCGAACAGCCTTGTCTAAATTTGTCCAAGCAAGCTCACAATCTGCAAAATCATTCGCACCGTTTTGCTTGTCCCAAACAAGCCAGCACTTTGTTGGTGGAAGCGCGTAATAGTTGCCGCCAAAAATAACGGCATGCTTCCCCGCGCCAATCACCATGCCAATCAATTCATCGCTAACTGGCTCATCGTCCCAAGTGGAAGTTCCATAGTCACAAGCCAGCGCCAGTTTTGACCTTGACTTATTAGCTCCCGCAGCCTCGCCAATCCCATAAGGCGGGTCAGTAATCACCGCATCTACTTTTGGCAAGGTTGGCAATATGTCCATGCAATCCCCAAGATACAAGGTTGCGTTTTCAATTTCAACCTTCATTGGTGGGATTTATCCTGCATTCTGTTGGTGGCCTCTTTTGTGCGCCAAATCTCAACGTCTAACCTTGCCGCCTCAATTTCCCATCGCAGAGTTTCTTCCTGTTCTATTGCCACAGCCAATCCTTTAAGTAGCTGTTGATAACTAGGGTCGGCATACGCTTCACGCTCCTGTGCGTTAGCGGCTTCATAGCCCATTGTTAGGGCTTCCTTCATCAACAGGGCTTTTTTGGATTTCCTAAATTCCTCAAGGTACACCCTTTGCGCTTTGGCTGCGCCGTAGACGGGGGCTTTGTCTCGAATGTCTTGCGTCTTTTGCTCAATCATTTAATCCCCACAAAAACAAGCAATTGATTCTTCATTTGAGTCAAACATATCTCGCTGCTCTTTGCTGTAACTCAACATAGATTGGTAGTTTGGTCGATCAATCCTAAAAATAGAGCCTGATGGGTCTTTTGATAATTTAAGTGATTCAAGGTTTGCCCACCAAATGGCTCGTTCTGGTTTTTCAGCAATCAAGGATAGGATTTGAGGCAACGGCTTTAAGAAACACAAGTCGCAATTGCCGTGCATAGTAACGCCATTCATGTTAGGTAAATCAAGGTCAAATGGCTGATTTTTCCAAAAGTCACCGATCATTTCTTTTGTAATCCCTGCCGTCCAAAGAGGTATTCTTGATTTGTCAGCTATCTTTGCAGCACGGCGTTCTTCATCTTTCCGAATGCCGACCCAGCCAAGTTTTTCAATTGCTGAATAGCCATGATCAGGAAAAATTCCAAGAGATTTAACAAACAACGCTTAGGCACGTATCTTTAATTGGCCTGTGCAATTCCGAGAAACTGGGTTTGGAAGTGTTTTGTATTTTTGAATTAATGCCTCAAATGGTTCACCATTCCTACTAGCGGTTTCAAAGTTAACTACTTTAAAACCCACATCGTCAAAGACGCGCTCAATCCAATGTATTTTGACCCCCCAATTAACTTCACAGTCCCTAATAAACCGCAAAGTTGCCTCCTCCTCTTTGCCTGTGTTTTGGAAAGTGACAATGCAATCATTCGGCAAACCATCGTTTGATTGAATAATTCTCCAAAGCATATATGCAGATGTTCTGCCGCCTGAAAAGCCAATGCAAGTTGGCTCAATGATTTTAAATGGATTCATTTAATTACCCCCAATGCTCTTAAGGCCGCTTCAGGCCCGTCAACAACAGAAATTGGGCCTTGCCATGTCCCATGAAACTTAATTTGGTCTTCTGTAAGTTTTTGGCGTGATGGTGATTTATTGCCATCCTTGACTTCCATCAAAAGGTTTACACCCTTGAACGAAACCAAAAGGTCAGGTACGCCTTTGCCAACGGCCGCCAAAGACTGAACCGTAGCGCCAGCGGCACGTAGAGCCGATATAACCTGGACATGGTTGGCATCAGTCCGTGCCGCCCTCATGCCTCAACCGATTCATTCTGCTCCGCAGGTCGGCCAATGCCGATTCCCCACGAAATTTGGCTATGTCGGATGACATTTTTTGCCACCAGCTTCGGGCATCGCCCATTTCCATCATTCTTTTTCTGTATCTGCTCATCCATTCCCGTGCCTCGCAATCCCTCATGTGCTCTATCTGTTCCTGTGTCACCTGTCATCTCCAATGCCTGTAATACGATTTGTGGGGGGTAATTTGTACCATCTTTCACTTTGTCTAGGATGGCATGAGCTTGGTAGAAGTTCATACAATCCTCAAGGCTACACGCCATGACTTTTTCTGTAGTTGACTTAAATGCTCACCACTTTCCTCACGATCTTTAAGTTTGTAAGCCCATTTTTTGGAGTCAACTAGCGGTAGATTGTGGATGCGCTGGATTGCCTGCCTTTTTTCTTGCTCAGTAAGGGGTCTAATCGGGTCTTGGTGGCGTTTTATTTTGACGATGGAGGCAGAGTACATGCCTTGGGTAATTTTCGCCCATTCGTGCGGTTCTGACCATGCGTGTGCGCTGCACAATTTTCTGCCCGTATCCACAGACCACCGATTAGGGCATTCAAAAGCTGTGCATTGCAATTCTGAAATTTCTTCAGGCGTTAAAACTTTCATGTCAATCCCCTTTGTGTTGCTTCTGTAACTACGGAATTTCTGTATTGGTCAAACTGGCACATCTGATTCCACCTGCCTAGACCTAGCTTTTCAGCCATGTCTTCCACGCCTTTACGGGTAATGCGCCAATCCTGTTCTGCACCGATTTCGGTTTCGTCTTGCCATCGCCCTTCGTTGAGCCAAGTGCTGGCATGGGGAATAAATTGCCCACCGTCTTTTTTCCATTGCTCGGTGTCGGCTTGCCTACGGACGGATGCAATCATGGTCTTAACCAATTGCTCATCAGGCTTGCGTTTGGCAAATGCTTTGTAGGCGGCATCCTTGCCGACCTTCTTTGGGTAGGCTTTCCAAAAAATATCAAACAACTCCCCCTTTGGGGGTAGGGGGGTATTTATTGAAGATGAAGATGCAGATGAAGATGTAGGGGTTGGTTTTTGTTTAACCCTGGTTTCATCTTTAAGGTTGGGTTTAAGGTTAACCTTATGGTTATCCTTTAGATTAGGATTCCCGCCCTTAATTCCTCCTGCAGCCCTTAATTGGCGTAGGTTTTCGTCCCTAATCATCCGTTTAGAAAAAATGGCGTTGTCTTCTGCGTACTGAAAAACGCCAGCTTGAAAAAGCTCATCAAGCCAATCTTCAACAACATCTAAGGTTGACCCAACCATAGACGCAAGGTTAGGTGCAAGGATAACCTTGTTGCCAACCTTTAAATGCCCATAAGGATTACCTTCGTGCATGTAACAAATCATGTCAATCCATAAGCCTCTAGCGCCTATAGAACATGATCTTAGAGCTGTGTCCCGCAGCCAATCAGACGGGTAAAACTGAAACGATGGACGTTTCATTCTGTGCCAAATGCTTCACGCACTATGTGTTTTTCGTGATTAAAAATTGTCTCAAACTGATGCACAGTTAAATAAATTTCTGTTTTTTCACCGTTTGAGTCTGTTTGAGTGATTGTTATGAATCCGTCCCCATCACCATGGACTTCTGTTTCAATCTCAGCTCGCAAGTAAATTGCCATTTTTAGCCCCAAAAAAAAGGGCTACACCTGCTGTCTCACCCTTACGGATGTTGGCGGACTGGTGTAGTACCAGCAGACAGCATGTGTAACCCCACTACAAAAACGCCGCCAAGCGTTATATCTCTAATCATAGCCTAGAACCATTCAGGCTTCAAAGTCTTTAATTGCCAAACCCTGGCTTGTGGCAAGCTGTCGCCCCATTGGTACACAGCAGCCCTTTTGATGCCAAGCAAAGCTGCAAGTGCCGTAACGCCTCCAGCTAGTTGAATTGCTTTTTCTTTTTCCATGCCGCCATTGTAAGCTAGATTGACAAAAAAGCCACAATTAGGGTTTGTCCTAGTAAAAAAGTCTTGCAATACCGTAAAGCTGGCTTATACTTCACCCATGCCCTAGCAAATCGCATAAGGGTCTTTTTAGGAGTAAGCAGATGACAACTTTTACAAAACAAGCAGCCACACCATCAGAAGCAACCCTTATCGCATTGGGTTGGGGTATGGGTTACGCTGAACCCTCTAACGCCGCAAAAGCAGAACGTGATTGGGGCCTTGCAGCATCTTTAGATAAAAAAGCAGATGCTTATTACGCCGCTGGTAATGCTGCAATGGGTGCGGTTTGCCGCAAACGTGCCCTTAATGCCGCAAATCGTGCAGTTCGTTTTTCTGCTTAACAAACCAAACGGGGCTTCGGCCCCATCTTTAGGAGTACACCATGTTTGAAATTGAAGGCCCATATCCCAATCAGAAAAAGCGCAAGGTTGATCGCATCATCACTTGCCTCACGTTGGTTGCTTTAGCAATCGTTGCCATCGACTTGTTTTTGTGGAGGCCATAAATGACTGCTAACCAAATTATTGCAAACATATCAGCTGCCGCCGACAGGATGTATGCAGGGCAACCTGCAGTAGATCGTTTGGCTTTCCAAGTCGGAATGCTGGAGTCCAAGATTCGTGAATACGTTTACTTGCTCGACAGCCTGAAACAGGAAGTTGAAGAAGTCATTCAGATTTTGGAAGACTGATGTCCCAACAACAATTTTACGAAACCAAACAACTGCAGGAACTTTATGAACAAGATAGCAACAGCGTTAGTCAAAGCCCAAAATCAGTTTGGGCCAGCCCTCAAGAGCAATACCAATCCGCACTTCAGAAGCAAGTATGCCGATTTGAGTGCGTGTGTGGAGGCCGTGGTCGATGCATTGAATGCAAATGGGGTGTTCTTGATGCAGCAAACCAGCGAATGTTTAGACGGCGTAATTGTTGAGACTTTGTTCTTGCATGAATCAGGTGAAAGCCTGTCCAGCGGCAAGCTCCATGTACCTGCTGCCAAACAAGACCCGCAGGGCTACGGCTCGGCTTTGACGTATGCCAGGCGTTACAGCCTGATGGCAGCTTGTGGGATAGCTCCTGAAGACGATGACGGTAATGCCGCTAGTCGCAAGCAGGAGCCAAAGGTTAGCGCACAACTGATGGCAGACCACCTTGCAGCAATAGACGCTACCACCAACAAAGAAGAACTGCAGACCGCCTACGCAGCCGCTTATGAAGCCTGTAATGGCGATCAAACATGGCAATCACGGGTAATGGCTGCTAAAGCCGCACGTATCAAAAAAGCAAAGGAGACAACATGATAGAACTTCCGTCCACATGGCCTGGTTTAGTGGCTACCGCCGAACAACGTACAGACGAATGGTTTACAGCCCGTTTGGGCAAAGTCACGGCAAGCAGGGTGGCTGACGTAATTGCCAAGACCAAGACAGGCTATTCAACCAGCCGTGAAAACTACATGGCCCAACTCGTTGTAGAGCGCATGACGCAAAAGCCCACAGAGTCTTATTCCAATGCGGCTATGCAATGGGGTACAGATCAAGAGCCGTTTGCTAGGGCGGCTTATGAGTTAGCCAAAGACGTTATGGTGGAAGAAGTAGGGTTTGTGCCTCACCCCAACATTCCAATGGCAGGGGCTAGTCCTGATGGCTTTGTGGGGGTCAATGGCCTAGTAGAGATCAAATGCCCCAACACGGCAACCATGATTGAAACCCTGTTGACCAAGAAATGCCCACAGAAATACTTTACGCAAATCCAGTTCCAGCTTGCTTGTACGGACAGGGTGTTTTGCGACTATGTGGTGTTTGACCCCCGTATGCCTAAACATTTGCAACTCTTTGTCACACGAATTGAAAGGGATGAAGACTACATTGCCCACATAGAAGATGAAATTCAGACTTTCCTTGCAGAAGTCGAATCCAAGGTTAATTTACTCAACTCACTAGGAAACCCAAATGTCTAAGCTCAAAAAAGAAATATCGTGCATAGTAGGGCAGTACACCAATGCCCAAGGCGCTTCTAAGAACCGTTACCAAAGAATCGGCAGCATCATTGAAACCAAGAATGGCGATATGTTGAAGCTGGACGTTATCCCGCTTAAAGATGGCGGGTGGGACGGTTGGGCTTACCTGAACGACCCTAAACCAAAAGACCTAGGATTTGATGATGACTTTTGATCATATTAGAGCTAGGTCTTCAGACCCCATCACATCATTCATGGCGGCTGACGCTGCCCCTAAATTTTCCAACAAACACGTTAATACGATTTTGGAATGCTTGGCAAAGCACGGGCCGCTAGGCAAGGATGGCATTGCCCAACACACAGGGCTTGATGGCGTTCAGATTTCTAGGCGGCTGCCTGAACTGCAAAAGGATGGGTTGGTTATGCTTACAGGCAAAACCGTCAAATCTAGTACAGGCAATCAAGAACGTGAATGGCGCTTGGCAATACCATGCTAGAAATCTTTTTACTCTTATTGCTTGGCGGTTTGGCCTTGGTTGTTTCCGTCTTGATTGCAATCTACATTCTTAAAGACTAAGAAACATGGCACGTTCATCAATACGCCTGTTTTGAAGCCCTTTAAGAATCTTGCCGCCTGCAATGCAATATTTGAGTAGCTCATCTGCTGAGCCTGCCATATCGCCACGCAGGGCTTTTTGACGTAGCGTAGATCGTTGGAGTGTGCCTAGCCCTACATTGAACGAAAACGACACTAGGGCATCAAACTGCCCTTGGGTTAGGGGTACAGGCACAAACTTTATTACGCCACGCTCAAACCTCTGTAAGTCTGCAGCAAGGATGGAATCCACTTCCTCTACAGAAAATTTGCGGTTGTCTTCAGGGCGCAGCGGGTAAGCGTCACGGTCTTCTATTTTTAGCTTGCCCTGCTCGGGGTAAAGCACATGGCCAACACCGATAGTCCACAGTTTTGCGGGGCAGCGGTATGGGTTAAACCTTAAGCCTTCATGGTGCTTAATGACCTTCAGGGCTTTGGAGCTGACGTTCATTTGCCAAACGCTCTACCGCCAAAATGAAACGCTATGATGGACGCAAACAGGGTTTGGGTTTCGTTATCCCAAAGTTGCTCTGCCATCTTTTCAAAAGTAACGCCAGTAGAAATACCATGCCATGCTAGGGTCAGGTCGATTGCCACTAGGAGAAAGAAAAAGCCGTAGGTGATAACGGGCCTTACTGACGCTCGTAAATTGTGCATCCATTGGCTAGTCCCTTCGTTCAGGCTTGTGTCATGGGCGTAGATGGCTTGCATCTCCGCTTGCTGTGCTCCAATTAGAGCCGTTTTTTCTGACGATTTTGTTTCAATTTCTAGCTGTTCAGACTTGATGTGTTCAATGCGCTCCTGCGCCTCAAAGCCAGCTTTACGCATTTCTAGCTCACGCTGAATCTGCATTTGGGCCAAAGCAAGCTCATGCTTTTTGTCAGCACGGTCTTGGAAAGCCTCTAGCAGCTTAGGCAAGCCGCCCATCAGGAATGACACGATGGTTGAAAGTAAGGTAATCATTTAGGTTTCTCGCAAGTGTGTTTGGCACGTTCTTCCAAAATGGCAATCTTTTGGCGGTTGTACTGAATGTCGTCCCTGTTCTTTTGAATCTCTAACGACAGGTCTTGGCGCAGCCGTTCACGGGCAAGTTCGGCCCCTGTGTTGGTCGCCTGCTTGTTGTCGCTAGTCACTACCAAGCTGATTTTGCTATTTAAGATAGTGACCTCATGCGCCAAGTTGGATAGCGCAGACATTAGATAAACCACACACGTAAAAAGCAGCGGCAGAATCGCAAACGTAATCTTTTCAATCAAAGCGCTTTTTGCAGATTCTTTTTGCTCATCGCTCATTTGTCAGCTTTCTTGTCCAGTTTGTCAAAAATCTGCTTACAGATTTCTTTTAGCTCATCAATGTCCCTACGGTAGTCGTCTTTAGCCACATACCGCTGCGGTATTTCTTCCAGCCTGTCTTCAAGTCGAGTCAGCGACTTGGTAATGTTGTTCAGCACCCAGCCTGCAAGAAACCCTGCACAACAGACTACGATGTTGAAGACTTGCTGGTTGTCCATTACATACCTTCGCCCTGCACGATGTAAACCGTAGATGCCGATGATGCAAGACCGCTGAAAAACGATGTACGAGCAAATCGCAGAACCTCAACAGCGCCAGGTGCTAGGACTATGGCTGCGGATGGAGTACCTGCAACAGGTGCAACAGCGTTTGCTGTAGCAATCGCAGCAGTTGTGCCAACGCCAAGAAACACCGTGTTGTTGCTAGAGTTAATGATGCGATATTGACCTGTGCCCTGTGCATCAAGCCTGCCATTAACAAGCGCCTGAACACCAGTGGAGGCAGAGGTCGCTGCAGGAATGACAACAGTGTTGCCAAGTGGGGCAAACGCGATTTGACTATTCTGGGCCATGTCAGACTCCTTGTGCTGATTGTGCGTTAAAAATTTCTGTTCTGAGAGATTCTGCCAGTTCTGCATCTCTTGCGGACACTGCAATCTCAGTCAGTGTCGTTAACTGTTGCATCTTAACGGCGTTCGCTGTTGCAATTCTCATTGTTTCCTCAGAAACAAATTGGCTATCAAAGTTTTGCATGATCTTTTCCTTAAAATTACGCTTTGAGAATTGTTGCAACCCAGTTAAAAGATGTATCTGCGGCAACTGCACTAGCCGCAGAAATCGTAAATGTGGTTGTTGACAAAGCGGATACATAAACAGCAACAGTTGGCAACAATCGCGGCGTGATAATTATGTCTTGCGACAAAGGTTGCCCAGCCAATCCATGATTGACAACAATGCTAACTTGCCCATTCAAAATGGTGGCGCTGCCTGAGT